CAACCCGAATGCCACTCTCAGTGACAAATCTGTCACACGAGATTGGACGCCGCCAAAGCGTATCGGCTTGCCAGGCTCGGCCCCCGGCAACCGCCGCAGCGCCTGCGTCCAACCCGCGCCACCCGCCGCCGGCGAACCCCGCCACGGCGAGCCATCAAACAGGTCGAACAACCCACGATGAGCATTGGCGACCAAGAGCCGCGGCTCGAACTGATCCCTCGCAAGTGCACGAAAGACCAGCTTGAGCCCAATCGCATCCAGAAGGTCGCTTTCGACCATCACAACCGGCGTTGCCGCGATACCCCGGTGCTTTAGCGAACGGCTAATTTCGTCTTCGAGAAGTTGGCCAATGGTTCGGCGCTCACCGGCGCGGCGCGGATCGACAAGACTGCCAAGCAGATAGTCGAGACAGCGCTGCGGGTCGGGCGTGTCGTCGCTCTCTTCGCCGAGTTCCGCGGCCTGAAAACGGTGCACCCAAAAGGCGAGATCGTCGGGCCGTAATGCCGCGATGATCGCCGCACGGTCGGGATCGTCCTTGTTCTCGGGAACCGGGGTTTCGTAGGGCTCGCCATCGTGCAACGCGAGAAACATGCAACTGGCGAGGGTGCCAAACTGGTCACAGCTACGCGCGCTGTGACCGGCGCGGCGCAACGCCTCGCGGAAACACTCGAAGACCGGCGCAAAACGCGGCCATTGCTCGATCATGCGACGGGTCAGCAGCCGGCCGAGCGCACTGATCTTGGTGAGAACCGGCAATTTGGCATCGCGGGCCAGCGGCAGCAATTGCTGAACCAGAATGCGCGAGCGGTCCTGCGCGTTGAGCGGTGGCGCATAGACCGAGGAGAAGGTGTAACAACACTGTACCACGAACGTGAACGCGATGTGACTGGCACTGCCGCGCGCCGTCGCACCTCCCGAGGCCGCATAGCGGGCCAGCATCACGACCCGCTGCACCTTGGCGCGATCGGCGCCCGCTTCGAGCTCGTCGACGATCGTCGGCAGGCTCGAATAACGATTGATCTGACGAATCCCGGCTTCAGTCGGGTCGATCAGCCGGATCACTCCGTTGGCGCCATACACCGGCATCAGCAGCTTTTGCTCGAAGGTGCTTTTGCCCGAGCCCGGCTCGCCGACAATCCATTGCGCCGGTCGCCAGGGCAAAGCACCGCCGATCTTGCTCGCCGCCATATGGCCGAGCTCGAGATAGGGATCACGATCGGGCTGCGACCAATTCCAGCTGCACACCAGGTCGAGCAGCAACGCTCCTGGACCCTGCGGTCCACCGGGGGCGAGCTCGGCCGCAGGATGCGGCCATTTTGGACCAGCTTCGTAGACAAATTTATCGATCACACCGGGCGGCTGCGATTCACCGTCGATCTGGATCTCGTCGCCAAAATGCATGATCAGCCGGCCGCGGTCGTCCGACCAGGCACCGGGGCCGCGCATCCGATCCAGCGAGTTCCACGGCCCCTGGCGGTTGCATTCGAGCATCAGGCATTGGACGACCAGATCCTGGCGCCAGCCGGTGATCGACGGCATGCCCTGGAGATTGGGCGCACCATATTTCGGCCAGACTTTTTCGAGATAGGCGACCCCGCCGCCAAACAGCGCCAGCAGCTGCCGCTGTCCATGCTCGCGATCGAGCAGCTCGACCAGTTGACCGGCAGCGTTCAGATAAAAGTAAGTGCGGCCCTGGACGCCAAGCGCGGTGACCGGGCAATCGGCCGGCAATTCGCTGGTCGCCGGGTCGATTTCGGGCCAATCCTTGGGTGGCGGCGGCGCCTGGCCGGGGCCACTCGTGTCGCCCTCAAACATCTGGCGCAACTCCGGCGGCAGCGAGAACCCCTTGATCGGCTTCTCGGGCTTGCCTTTGTCGGGTCCGGCGCCGTCATCGTCGTCACGAACAGTCATCGGTTAATCCCCCTCTACAAATGATCGACATCGGCAAAATCGTCGTCGCCAAAGACCGCCTCGGCCCTTGCCTCACGTTCCCTTGCCCGCTCTTCGGCACACCCCGACGCCATCATCAAAAAATCGTTGAAGTCCTTGCCGACCCGCGGCCGGGTGATGCGCACCTCGACACCCTGGCGGCGGAAATTGCGCACCGCGCCATCGAGTGCTGCGAGCACCGCATTGATCCCGCCTTGGGCGTTGAAGGTCGGGTCGTTTTGCGCGGCGATGACAACCCGCTCGATACCGGGCGGCACGGTGATGCGCGCAAAATTGCCGACCGAGCCGGCGGCGACCACCCGCCAGTCGGGCAACATCACGGCGAGAGACAGCGCGTCTTCGAGACCTTCGGTGATCGCCAGCTTCTCACCCGGCATGATCGCCGGCCAGGCCTTGCCATTACGGCCCGGCCACGCCGCGATCACCCCGCCCTGCGCCGGCCCCAGCATCTGCTTGTTCTGCGCGACCGGCGCCTTGCCGACGATGCCGTGCGGCGAGACGCCGAGAAAGGTGCGATGCGCACCCAAAAACTTGCCGGTGTGATCGACCATCGCGGCGACCATGCCAGGCCAGGCCTGGCGCGATGGGCTGTGCCACAGCCGCGGCGCATAGCGCAGAAAGTGCGGGCGGCGCGGCAGCGCGCCGAGATCGATTGCCCGCTCGGCGAGGTAGGCCTCGACCGGTGTACCGCTCAGATCCCTCGACGCCGCGAAAAACAGCTTTCGCGCAAAGTCGCGATAATCGGCACTTGGACTGGTCGCCGGAAGACGGCGGCTTTGGCGCTGCAATCCGGCATAGCGGTGATGATCCTCGCCGAGCCAGCGGCGGGCCCACCTGATCGCTTCGGCAAAATTGTCGTTGGTCACGACCGCCGCGATCAGGCTCAAGCCGCCGCGGCCGCCGCGCGCCAAATTAAAGTTCATCCACCAGCCGGCGCGCGGCCCAGTCAAATGGATCTTGAGCGCCGTCCCCGGCGCGCCGTCGCTACCGCATCGCCAGTCATGCCCTTGGTGCACGCCATTGGGGAGGATGTCGCGGCATAATTCGAGCACCCGCACGGCGAGCGCGCGGTTGAGCGTCTCGAGGTCGCCCGCGGCCACGCGGTTTTACCCCAGCTCGCCGCTCGCCAGCGGATTGCCGCGCAGCTGCAAGCCCCGGCGGTGATAGCGCTCGGCGAGCTCGGCATAGGCTTGGGCGCGCAGCATGACCTCGGCGGCGGCGATGCGGTCACCCCGCGCATCCCGCACCAGGATTTCCTCTTGCGCTTGGCTCCACATCCAGGCGAAGAGCTCGCCGAGCTCGGCATCGTCGGTGCCGATCTCGCCAAGCAGCTGGGGCGGCACGAGAAAGTCGAGCGGGATCGGCGCCCCGTCCGGGAAACAGCGCCGACGGACGACCTCGAGCACCCGCCGCATCAGGATCTCGCGGCGGATCTGAGCCACATCGTCGACGATCGCGCTCATATCCGGGTCGACCCGCGCCGATAGGGATCATTCGCGCCACCGGGTGCGGTCGACCACAGGCTCGGAGCATCGGGGCGGCTGCCGACGCGATCGAGCGAGATGTGCAGCCGCGGGTCGAGGTTGGCCGGATCGGCGAAGGGCTGGCTGACGACCGCCGGTTTTGTGCCCGGCATCATCTCGTCGAGCATCCGCCCGATTAGGCTCGCCGCATCCACCTGGTCGTCATAGGTGCCGGCGGGGAAGCGCAGAAACTCCTGCATCAGCTCGGTGACCCAGGGTGCATTCCGCGGAAACAGCACCTTGCCCATCGCCATGCGCCCGCGGATCGCCTGGGCGCGGGTCGGCTTGTCGCTGGAACTCGTGAACTGGCGCCGGACCCCAAAGATCTTGCGCTCAAACTGGCGCTTGGTGATGAACGGACCGACCGAATTCCTGATCTGCCCGGCTTCCTCGGCCCAGGTGATGGTTTTCCATTTGGCCATCAGATCGAGCAATGCCTCGACCCACACATCGGAGGCGGATTTCTCGCGCCACAGGTCGAGAATGTAGAGGTCCGACAGCGGGTCGAGCCCGACCACCATGTGGACTGTCCAGTCGCCGGCCTGGGCGCGGGTCGCATAATCCGAGGCGCCATAGGTGCGCAGCTGCTCGCGCGGCGGCGGGGTGTCGTACCAGCCAAACCATTCGGCCTTGAAATAATCGCCGCTCTCGGGCATCGGCCGCTGCTGGTAGAGGGCCGACCAGTTGCGGGCGTCGCGCTTGGCGATGCGCAGCTGGTCCTCGGTAAACCATTCCGGCCACAGCCGCTCGCCAAGTTCGCGCCCGAGCGCGTCATTCTCCTCGGCCTCGGCTGGCAGACTGACGACCTCCCATTGCTCGCCACCGGCCTTGGCCTCTTCGAGCAGCCGCCCGGCGAGGTCGTCGTCGTGCCAGCGGGTGCCGATGTAGATCAGCGCCGCCTCGGGGATCAGCCGGGTCCAGAAGTCGGATTTGTACCATTCCCAGATGTGCTGCCGGACCGTCGCCGAATCGGCCTCGGCGCGGCCTTTAACCGGATCATCAATGATGCCCAGCGCCGCCCGCCGGCCGGTGACGCTGGCGTCGACCCCGACGGCGAAATACTCGCCGCCGCGGGCGGTCTCCCAGCGTCCGGCGGCCCCGCTGTCGCCCGACAGCCCAAAGCCAAACACATCGCGGAATCCGGGCGAGCCGACGATATTGCGGACCCGGCGGCCAAAGCGCTCGGCGAGCTCTTTGGAATGCGAAGCGGCGATCACCGGGAGCGAGGGGTTGTTGCCCATCCACCAGGGCGGGAACAGCACGCTCGCATAGGTCGATTTGGCCGAGCCCGGCGGCAAAAACAGCATCAGGCGCTTGATTTTGCGCCGCGCTACCGCCTCCAGCTTGGTGATGATGTGGCGGTGATGCCGGGCGGGCTCGATGTCGGGCATCGCCACCCGGATAAACTGCGTCAGTGAGCCCCTGGCCGCCTCGCGTGCCGCCTCGGCCGCGGTGGCCGCGGCGGCACCGGTGATCTCGCCATCGATATCGCTCGCCACACGGTTGGCGGGCAGGCGCTCGGCCTGCCGCGCGTAGGAAAAGTTGCGGGCGGCGAGGGCCGGCAGATTTTCGGCCTGCGGCGAGCGCCCGCCCGGCTGGAAAAACCGCACGATTTCGTCGCGAACGACCGACCAATGTCCGGCATTCGGCGGCCGCGAGACGATGCTGACCCAGCCCCGGACCTCGCTGTCGACTGGGTAGGTGCCGATGCTCTCAGCCGCATCATCAAATACGCTCTCGCTGAGCGCACGCGCGTCGACGAGACCGACCGCAGTGCGCTCGAGATTGACCAGCTTGCGGCGGTGATCGGCCTGATCGAGCCCGAGCAGGATCAACTCGAGCTCGGCAAAAGCACGACCATCCTCGATCAGCGGGATCACGACACGCAGCTGCGGCCGCTCGTCCCACCGGCCGACCTCACCGATGACGTGCTGTATGGCCGGGATCACATGGCTCTCGGCGTAGTCGAGGCTCGCTGCGGCAAGCAGTACCCGCCAGCGCCTCTGACGCCGCCCGCCAAAGACGCGCCCGATCATGTCGAGCACCAGCGTCGTCTTTTTTCCTGACCACATCGGCCCAATCAGCGCCCGGTACACCGCCGGCGAGCGTACAAATTCGCTCGCCACCGGGCCCGGCGATGCGAGCGCTTTCACTGACCGCGCCGCGATTTGCCGATCTCGGCGTCGAGATCATCTCGATAGTAAAAGACCCGGCCGCCAACCTTGACAAAGCGCGGGCCTTTACCTTGCGTCCGCCAGGTCGCCAAGGTCTTTTCTTTATTGCCCATATAGAGGGCTGCATTTTTACAGTCCATGCGACCATCGGGCAGGATCTGTACTTTGACAGTTTCGATCGACGCGGTTTGCTCCGGCGGCGCCGGCGTCATATCGACGGGCCGTACCGCCGGCATGTCGATGGGCGGTGCCGCCGGCCGCGCGCGCGAGCCGAGCAGCGCGATCAAACTTGCCATCGGGATCGACACCCACCGGTTGGGATCATCGTCGACTTCCATGACTGTTCCTTTCCTTCCGGGGCATGCTTCCAAATCAGATTAACGACCGAAAGCCGCGCTCGACGCAACACGATTTTTTCGCGCATGACCAATGGTCAGGATTGCCACTGGACTATTTTTGACATAAATCTATTAAGGCCGATAAATCGGG